TTGCGGGGGTGGCATCACCTAGTACTGGCATGTTCTCGACAATTGCACCAAAGGTCAATGTCGTAAACAGCCAAGCACTGGATGCCGCGCTCGCTGGGGGTGGTGGAAACCCCGCTGTAGCTGCACCCGCTGCTACAGTTCCGGTCGCTGCGGCGGCCGTGGCCCAGGCCAATTTGGCGCTGGGTGGCACAGCACATGGTTGCGCTGTGCTTGCTGGCAATTCACCAGCTGTTGCACCTGGTGGTGCGACAAACCCACCAGGGGGCGGATCCCCTGGTGGTGGCGGACCCGCGCCGATAGGCGCGGCACCACCGGGAGGGGGTCCTGGTGGTGGTGGTGGTCCACCGGCTAGAGCGCCGGTGTTGACCGGTTTCGAAAACATGAATGTGTTGCAATGGCCGTGGAGTGAAAACGTTTACTATCGACAGCTTAGCTGGACGGAGACATTAGCATATGGATCCTTCAGCGTTGTTTCGGCGTTTTGGTGGTTCTGTGCCTTCTATAAGGTGCGAACACCACTTGCCAAGCTGTTGCCCACCGCCATTACCATGTTTGCGAAACCCCTGACCAGCGCGTCGATGACTTTACAGTTCATCGCATACTGCTACATGCTATACAAACGCATGAAGTATAGTTGGATGTACAGGCCTGCACCGCGGGTTTGTGCAGCTGTCCCATCGGCTGCACTCAACGGTTTTCTCTGGGAGGTACAAAACTCAAAGATAACCTTTAAGAACATGGAGGCGATGTTAAAATATATCTCGAACGCATATGACGCACACTGCATACGCGGGCTAGATAAATATCATCACACCCCTGTTCCCCTGATCGACGGATACTTGCGCATCAAACCTGTGGTGGTTGATGCTGTGGCTCACAATATGTCTTGGTACACCGACACATATAGCAACACCGCGCGGTCATTCCAGCGTTTAAACTTCTTGGGCGCTGGAGAATGGAGACCCCCGTGATAGTCTACTCGAGGGAACTTCGCTGCTGCAGAGCACAAAACGACAGATATAAGTCTGGCCGTTATTACGATGGAGTGTGGCATTCCCCTGCCGACACACCACACAACGCCAATAACCCTGCACCCCAGGGATGGCGCTGCATGTACACCATTCGTGATACGCCAGCTCACCAAAATAATCCGAACCGGGATATAGTGCATCTGACGTTGGACCCGTTGTGTTATTTCATCAAGGCCTTTACAAAGTTTGGTGAATATCAATGCAACGACTCCTGTGACTGCAACAACAAAGTAGCCCTTGTTGAGCGACTCGCACAAAATGCGAGCGCTGCTGGACCTCAACCGTTCCCGCCGTCCTCCCTCCTGTACGAGCGTGAACTCAGGAAGACCCTGAAAATGTTTTCTAGAAATTTCCGCGACCATACCAGTAAGACACCACTGACAGGGTATGAGTGCATGAAAGCATTTCGAGGTAGAAATCAGGATATTGAAACACAATTGGGTATGCTGGGGTTCCACACCAGCGTTGCCGCCCCGAGAAGGTATGAAGAGGTGTATGACTATTGGAAGGAACAGTATGCAACAACTGATGAACTAGATTTCACGCTCAACCCTAGTGTGAACCAGTTCAAGAAGTACTCCAATGTCAGACCATTTGCGAAAGTTGAATCGATCAGCACAGCAAAATGGCCTAGAAACATCTCACCAAGAAATCCGCGTTTCAATTTCCTGTGGGCACAGTTCACAAAGCCCATGGAATCATATTTCTACAAACACTTATCCGCCACCGGTTCGCTGTCCGGTGTGTCCACACATGTGGAACCAGGGATACCCAATCCCTGGATCGGCAAATCCATGAACAAAAAACAGCGTGGTGACGCCGTCATGTACAAAATTAGCCTATTTCGCAAAAAGTATGGAGTCGACCCAATTGTCGTACCAACTGATTGCACAGGCCTTGACGCGCACATCACTCGTGGAGTGATCAAAGAGGAGAATCGTCTATATGTGGACTGCTTTCCATCGCATCGCGAATTCCTACGTGACCTGACTGCTTGTTTTGAGGAGAACAAGTTTTCCGGGTGTGGGATTAACGGTGTGGTGCAAGGTGCTCGCATGTCCGGGGACATGCACACGGGGCTGGGCAATAGCCTCGTTGTGTGTGCCTTTAACGTGACTGCGTTTCGAATGATGGGGATTAGTTCATTTGATATGTTGTCAGACGGGGACGATTGCTTGCTTTTCATACACCCCAGGGACTTTGCTCGAGTGGAGGTCGAGCTGCCTCAACACTACCTTGGATTTGGCCAGGAGTTGAGGCTCGATAAAGCCGCACATCATTGGAGTGAAATTGAGTGGTGTCAATGTAAACTCGTGCGTGCATTCGTGGATGGCGAAGAATGCCACATCTTTGTGCAAAATCCCCACAAAGTGTTCGCCACCATGGGATCACACATACACTGCAGGGACAACGCAGCAGCCGAACAGTATTTTGGCGATGTACTCTATGCGTTCAGTGTCATGTATTCTTTTGTCCCCTTCTTTCGTGAACTTGCCGCTTTACGGAAATCCGTTGATACACGACAACGGCGTTTGCAGCCAGGACTAGCTAATGAGTTGATCCACAACCACAAAATCCACGCGCAGGAGTCGCCAAACACATTGGAT